GCGGCCGTTGTTCATGAGCTCCCCGACCTGCTGCGGGTTCCCGATGTCCGACACGCCTGACGCGCTCAGCGTCGACCACCCGTCGGTCGGCGCGCCATACGCATCGCCGCCCACCGAGACATCGAGAAACAGCACGCCCGCCGTGCGGTTCTTGGCGTAGCGCGCCCGGGACGTCGCCGTGGTGCCCGTGCCCGTGCTGACGGGGATCGAGAGCGTGCCGTCGGCCAGCGGCAGGTTGTCCGTGTTGCTGTCGGTAAAGATCAGGTAGGGGCTCGCGGCCGACTGCGCCCCGTCGGCCGTCAGCGTGCGCTGCTCTTTCCGCACAAGCGTGACCGGGTTGTTGTTCGAGAGCGTCCCGACCAGCACGGGCGAAATACTGAGCGTGAGCGCGCCGCCCGTCGTCGGGATCGCGTCGGCCGTGATCGTGTGCGTTTGGCCCGAGACGATCAGCGAGTCGCCGCGTCGAATCCACGTGCTCGGCGTGAGCGACTTGACCGAGAACGGCGTGGCCGTCGAGGTGCCCGCCGAGCGCGTGCCGTTGGCCGCCATCGTCAGCGTGAGCCCCAGCTCGTCGCGGTCGAGAGCCACCACCGGACCCGAGCTGTTGACCTCCGTCCACGACGTCGTGCCCGTCTCGAAGCCCGCGTTCGGCGTGAGGGTCCGCTCCTGGCGTGATCCGCGGGCCGTGACCTTGGCGACGATCAGACCCCGCGCATCGGCCAGCGCCGAGGGCGAAGAGATCCGCGAGATGGGGCGCCCGTCGGTCGTCTCGCAGAGGAGCACCGACTGCCCCGTCGTGTAGCTGCCCACGGCGTCGACGCGCACTGCGCTATCGCTCGCCCGCGAGCCCGTGATCGCCAGCACCGAGCCGTCGGGCAAGCGCACAAAGCCGCCCGCGAACTGGGCGTCTTCGCGGATCGGGGCCGCGCCGCCCGCCGGATCGGTCAGCGGGATGTAGAACGGGCCGGTGCCGGTGGCCGCGCCGCCGGTCCAGTCCACTTCGCCGAGCGTCTTGCCATCGGTTCCCACGGGCACGACCGCCGTTGCGGTTTGCGCGAGATCGCGGGTGCGACCGATCGCCACCGCCGTCGCGGGCGTTTCCATCAGCAGCGTCGGCAGGGTGTCGCCGCGCCGCTCGAGCACATCGATCGCGTAGCCGGCGTCGTTGTCGAGGCGCCGCAGCTGCACTTCGTAGCCCGTCGTCTTCTCGATGAGGGCGAGCAGACCGCCGCGACGCAGCGCGCTGAACGACCCGGTGTCGATCGTGTCCGTGTACTCAATCGTGCCGAGGGACAGCCACGCGAGCCCGTCCTCGGCGAGATTCGTGAGCACGTAGCTGGTGAGCAGGTCCGTTACCGTCATCGTCAACGGCGCGAAAGACAGCGACACCGCGGTGCCCGTCTGCTCGCGCACGAAGCCGCGCAGGGCCAGCAGCTGGCGCAGCGGGCCGAGCGTCACCGAGACCGTCGATCCCGGCGTGCTATCGGCCACCGACGTGATGACCCACTCGACGACGCCACGGAGCGGCACGATCGCCCGAATAATGCGCCCTTCGGCGATGCCTGCCGCTTGAGCCACGTCGGCCGGCAGACGGATCGTGCCCGAGTCGGTGCCGTTAATCGTTTCCGTGATCTGCGCCGACGTGACGGCCGGCAGGGCGGCAATGGGCTGCGCGTCGACCTGACACTTGGGCGCGGACCAGACCTGCAAGAGAGGCAAGGCCATTAGAAGGACGGCCCCACGCCACCAGAGAGCGCCGCAAGGCTCTGCTTGGCCGACAGCTTTTCGTCGATCATGTCTTCAAGCCCCCCGTCGATGAGCGACCGTGTGTTGGTGGCGATCTCGGTCAGGATCACGGTCTGCGACCGCGCTTCGGCGAGATGGTCCGTGGCGATGCTGAGATGCTTGACGTGGTACGTGCCGAGCGCCGTGGTCTGCGCGACGACGCCATCGAGCACGTCGGCGAGCGTCTTGACGGGGACGACGACGCCACCGCTCACGATCGAGCTCGAGCCGCCACCGACCGCGGTGCCGCCAGGCGCGGGGGCGCTCGATCCGCTCGGCGCCAAGTTGTCGATGCGGCTGATGAGGTTGGTGATAAAGTCGAGGAACTCGGTGCCGGTCAAACCGCCCAAGTCTGCGGAAGAGAGGCCCCCGGTTTGCATCCGCTCAAACAGCCCTTTCAGTCGTTCGCGTGTGTCCGCAAGGTTCGTGACGTCGACCACGCCGGCCAACGCCGACGAGAACCGACCACCAAGCGCGCCGAGCTCGCCGATCTGCCCGAGGTCGCTGGTCTTGTTCACCCCGAATCCGCTCTCGGTCGACTGCTTCTGTGAGCGGAAGTCCTGCCCGAAGAGGCCGGGCTCGACCAGACTCATCGCCTCGAAGAGCTGTTTGATGCCGTCAACACTGAGCGCGCCCGAGTCCGAGAAGATCTTGATGCCGAGACTGTCGGCCAGCTTCTTGAGATCGCCCATGCCGAGACCGCGTGCGGTCAAGGCGTTCATGACGTCGGCAAGGTTCGCGCCCCCTCGACCGCCTTTGAGCTTTGGCAGGACGTCGCCCAGGGCGCTGCGGATCGCGTTGAAGTCGTCACCTGACACGTCGAGCGACAGGTTCCCCAGCTCGTTTCGCAGACGCTCCATCTCGCGAGTGTTGTCTTCGATCAGCCTCTTTCTCGCGGGGTCGCCGCCGATCATCTTCGAGATCAGGTTGGCCGCGCTCGCGATCATGGCCGGGACAGCGGACATATCGCCGCCGGCCACCTTGGCAATGCTCTCGCCGAGTGTGATGACGCTGTTCAGGGTCGCCGCCGACTCGCTGCTCATCACGCCGAACGATTGCGCGGCTTCCAATCCCGCCCGCGCAATGCTGGCCGTGTCCGCCGCCATCTTCTCGGTGCTGTCGCTTGCGCTATCGACCGGCGCCTTAAACGCCGTGATCCGCTCGCGCACCTGCTCGGCGTTCGCTGCCAACGCTTCCATGTGCGTGTTGAACTCGGCGGCCTTCTCGGGCGGGAGTTGCGTCCGTGCGGCGTCCCCGAGCGAGCGGATGGCGCCTTCGGTGAGCCCGATCATCGAGGTGACCGTCGGCCCGAGGTGCCGCTCGAGCGAGTCTTTCATCTTCTTCGACTCGGTATCGACTTCCCCGGCGCGCTTTTTGATTTCCGCGATCGAGTTGGTGCTGCCCGTTTGCAGCTCCTTGACCGTGTTGCCTTCGCCCGTCTTCGCCGTGTCCGTGAACTTGTCCCAGAACGTCTTATGGTCGCCGGTCAGCGAGGCCCAGCGGGTGCTGGCCTCCGTCGTCTGGGCCTCACCGTAGGACTTCATGCGGTCGAGCCCTTCGGTGTTCACGTCAATGCCGACCTTCCGAAGCAGGCCCGCCACCGACGTGCCGAAGGTCGCGATGTTGGTGACGACCTTGCCGAACACGTCTTGCGAGTACACGGCCCACGCCCGGAGCGCGAACGACATCTCGGCCACCAGCCCGACGAACGCGCCGAGGATCGGTTTCGCAATCTTGCCGAGCATCGTGATCGAAGGGCCCAGCACTTCCCAAATCGCCAGTCCCGCCATCTTGAGGACGTCGACCATGAGGCCGATTTTCTCGCTGTTGTCCTGCACCCACTTCGCCATATCGGCCAGCATGTCCACGACGAAGTTGCCGCTGCCCTCCATCGCGTCCGAGCCGAGGATCGCGTCGCCAACGGCCTGTGCGAACTCGCCGAACATATTCTTGGCGCGCTCCACCGACCCCGCGAACGTCCCGCCCATCTTCTCAGCGGTGCCTTCCACCTTGAGGCGCAAGTCGCCCATGATGTCGCTGGAGCCTTTGAGCTCGGGGATGAGCTTGCCGAGGGCCGTGGTGTTGCCCGCGATGGCTTTGCCAATGGCGGACGAGGCGGCCTCGAGCGGGATCGACTTGGCCGCCGCGAGATCCGCCGCGAGGCCAAGGTTCGCCAGGGCGCCATCCGCGTCGCCTGTCTGCACCGTCATGTCAGAAAACGCGGCCATGAGCTGGTCGTCGGTGTAGACGGTCAGCCGTGTGAGATCGCCGATCGTGCTGTCGATCTTGGGCCGCATCTGCGCGAACGACGTCCCGGCATTCTCGACGGCCGTCTGCATGCGCTGCATGGACTGCTCGCCCTCGAGCGACTCCTCGATCGCCTTCTTGAAGAAGCCACCGAGCGCCGCGCCGATGCCGAGTGCGGCCAGCGGCGCGAGCAGGTTCTTCACCTTGCTACTGAAGCTCTCGACGGCCCCCTCGGCCTTCTTCGCCGCGGTACTGACCATCTCTTGGCCGTCGATGACGACCTTGATCGTTTTCTCAGCCATTACGCCGCGCCTCGCATCGTGGGGTCGGGGGGATACGCAGCTTTGTGCAGCGCACGGTAGGCGCGTTCAACGCCCTTGTCCGTGCTGGCGGCGAGCCGTGCCGCGTTCGCGGCGGATAGTTGCGCGCCCGCATCGAGCGCCATCAGGCCGCCGTAGGTTGTCCAGACCGCCGCCATCGGCGCGTAGCCGTCTGCGGTGGGCCAGCGGTCGGGGGCGAAGTACCACGCGGCCCCGAGCCGCACCTCGCACGTGAGCGCGGCCAAGGCCAACGACGGCCCCGTGCGGTGCTCGTCGGGGTGCGCCAGCCTGCGGTGTGCGGCGACGAGTGCCGCTTCGGGATCGAGCGAGGGATCGGCCTCGTGCCCTGGCACCGCGAGGATGCGGTCGAGCACGTGCGCGAGGAGGCCGAGCGGCAGACGAAGCGCCATACGCACGGGATCACGAAACCACCGACGCGGGCCCAAGGCGGCCCGTAGCAGGTCGGTCAGCGCGGCGTCGGCCGTGCCGGCCACGCGCATCGCGGGCAAGAGGCGGAGCAAGAGCGCCGCCGAGACCGGCTGCACCCAATACGTGCGGCCAGATACCGCAAGCGGCCACGGGGCCGTAGACGCCGTGACCGCTTTTGCCGTGAAGGCCACGTCAGTCGAACAGGACAGAGACCGCGTTGCTGCCCGATCCACGGAACGTCAACTCATACATCGCGACCGCGTCGTCGTTCGCGGGCTTGACGTCCACGAGCTGCGCGTTGTTCAACGTCACCGTGAAGCGGTTGAAGGTCGTGCTGCCAAACCGCGCCGACACGGTGATCGGCGTCGCCGCTTCCCGCAGCAAGTTGGGCGCAATGCCGCCCGTCGTGTGGTACGGGGAGGCCACGAGCGCCGTCTGCTCGACCATGAGCGTGATCTCAGGCTTCATGGCGCCCGGCACAAAGCCGAGATGTCCACCGGCCTCCGTGATGCGAGCGCGGGCGTTGCCGAGGTCGCGGTTCAGCTTGAAGCTGCCGCCCTTCACAATCGGCGCGGCCCACGTACCGATGGTGACGACCGAGCCCGCCGAGACGGGCGGGATGATGCTGCCGTACTCGTACGAGATCACCGGCAGCGACAGCGTCGTCGGGACGTTCCCGATGCCTTGCATGGCGAACGAGTGCGTCGGCACGCCCAAGTCGTTGAAGTCGAACGACCAGTCGGCCAGCGCGCCCGCGACGATGTGCGCCTTGCCCTGCGCGTAGTGGCCGAACGTCAACGACTTGTAGCCCGTGCCCGCGGCCGTCGGCGTGTAGGTGTGCGTTGCCGTCGCGAACGTGCGGTCGAAGCCCGCCGCCTGCAACATCAGGTCGACTTCACGCGGAGGCAGGACCAGCGCGGTGTACGTCACGCCCGAGCCCTTGAACAGCACGGGGAACTCGGCCTTGGCGCCGCGGCCGTTCGGGGCCACGCTCTTCGCGGGGAACAGCGTCGAGATGTCGCGGCCGATGTTGCCGTCGAACAGGTACTCGAGCGCCGCAGGGGCGGGCGGCAATCCGTCGCCGAGGTACGGGAACACGCCATCGGTGGTGTTGGTCAACACTTCGGCGGTGCCGTACGCGGCCTCCACCTTCGCCATGTAACCGGCGACTTGATTCAGCAGGGCAGGTACGGGCATCGAAACTCCTTACGAAAGAGAGGGGGAGGGCCAATCAGCCGACACGATGTCGCCGGTCGCCCAGGCGTCGTCGCTCGTCACGTAGTCGAGGACCGCGTCGTCATCGGTCGCGATGCCAACCGGCACCGGGATGCGGCGCGTCTCGTCGTCCACGGTCAACAGATACCAGAAGTCGATCATGTGCCTTCCATCGTCCGCAGGTCGCGGCCGTGTACGGTGAACCGCATCACGAGCACGAGGCCCACATCCTCGATCGGCGCCTTGTGTTCGTCCACGGTGTAGTTGGTCACGTGAAACAACTGCGCCCGATTGCGGAACTTGAGCGCGTCGGACTGCTGTGGCAGGATCGAGAGGATGCGGCGAATCGCCCGCTCGGTCTGCCGTGCTTCGTTGAGGCTGCGCGTGGTCAGCGAGGACCGCACGCTATACCGGATCACGAGCTCGACCTCCGTCTTTCGCGACGGCGTGACCGTGATGTCCGTCTCGCGCAACGCCGTGGCCGCGACTTGCAGGAACGGACCCGCGGCGTCGGGGATCTGGTCGAGCGCCGTCTGGGTGTCGGACGACTCGTCAAGGATCGTCGGCGCCGACGGGACCGGATCACCGGCCTCACGCGGGATCGTCGCCAACTGCACGGCCACCCCGATCGTGTTGTCACGCAACGCCGCCGCCACGATCCGCACCATTTCGTGGATCATACCGGCACCAGCAGCCAGCGTTCGTAGTCGCCGTTCTCCTGGCGCATCGTGTCGCGCACGGTGTACGCGGTGCCGTCATACGTCACCGTCGCGTCCCGTGTGGGCGTGGTGAATGAGCCGACCGCGACCAGCACGGCCTTCTCGCTCGCCTTGATCCCGCCACCCGTCCCGTCCTCGACGATCTCTTGCCGATCGTCCATCGGACACAGCACCGAGACCGACCCGACCACCAACGCCTTCGCGTCGGGTGTGCGGGCCAGCATCTTCGCGGCCAAGAGGCGGGTGTTGATCGCCACTAGCGCCGCTTCCTCGACGGCACCGGCGCCGTACTGGCCGCCGGATCGCCATGCGACACGAGCACGGGCGTGGACGGATCGGGCGCCAGCTCGGCGCGCCCAAGCACCACCCACGACCGCGCCAGTGTGTCGGGGAGATCGTAGACCTCCCCGACGAAGCACGCGGTGCCATTCGGACCACCCGTCCCGATGAGCATACGAATGAGCATCGCGTGTCGCTCCCTTAGACCAGCAGGTCGCGATAGACCGCGAACGCGGCCGGCTGACGGACCTGCACGTCGGCGAACTGGATCGACGTGATCTGGAGCAGGTTGCGACGGGCCAGCGTGTACGGGTCGACGATGATCTCGGCGCCGGCACCCCACTCACCCACCATCACGTTCGAGAAGTCACCGACGATGGCCGCGTGACAGATGCCGACCGAGCTGCTCTTGGTGAGCGTCGACGGCATGTTGTTCGTGGCGTACGCCTGCACACCGCTCACCGTGTTCGTGTCGAGGTCCCACAGCGTCTTGCTGTCGGTCGACGCGAAGCGGGCAATGGCGCCCATGCTGTACTTGACGCCAGGCGTGGTGACCCACTTTATGTTGTCGGTCGAGGCGTTCGCCACTTCCAACGCCTTGAAGGCTTCGAGCACCTTGGCGTAGGTGGCGGCGAGGCCCGTGGCGCCCATCGCGATCAGGTTCGTGCCCGAGGCGATACCGACACCGGTCGGCTGGTTGGACGCGCCGCTGCCGTACAGCGCGGCGGTGTCGATCGCGACGGCGTGCTGCGCGATCAGGTCGTCGAACACGAGCTGGTCAGCGGCCGGCGTGGACTGCGCGAGCAACTGGCGCGACACCGTCGTCGACGCTTGGAGCGTCTTCGGGGAGAGCGTCACCTGATCGAGCGAGAGCGACGTGAGCGCCATATCGGAGCCCGGTCCTTCCGCCACCCAGAGCGCGCTGTTGCCAGCCGTCTGGCGCGGGAACACCACGTTGCCCGTGAGCCCCGGCATGAAGCGGGCGCCGAGCGTGCCGAGCACGAGCGACTGCTGACGGAGCAAGTCGATCAACTCCGGGCGGAACTCGGTGGCGACGATGTGTCCACCCTTGGCCGCCGTGCCGACGCTCATCTGCGTACGGATGTTCAGCGGGAGGAAGAACGACGACGCATTCGTGTAGGTGCGGCCCGTCTTCTTCGCGAACTCGTCCGACACTTCGAACTCAAAGCCGTCGCGCTTGCCGGCGGCGATGCCCGAGAGCACGCGCATCAGCGAGTAGGACTTCTGTTCCTTGTCCGTCAACACGACGGCCGGCGCGGGGGCGCCGCTGTGTTCCGAGGCTTTATTCATACGCTCCAGCAGCTCCTGTCCGATGCTCTGCGGGTCCCGACCCGACGCAACGAGGGCATCAGCCTCGCGTGCCGAGAGGCCTGCCGAAGCGGCGAAGCCATAGATGGTCTCCGTGCGAGACCGCACGTCGGTGATGACAGGCGCGACCGTCGCCGATGCAGTCGGCGCGGCAGTCACCGTGGGTGCTTCTTCCACAAGTGCCTCCAGTGCCGCAGACGCGGCGTCGGTGGAGTGATGGGTGTCGTTCGCGGAATGCGAACGACCGATGCCGACCGTGGGGTCGGCAGGGATGGGGACGGTGCTCACCTCGAACACCGTCCAGTTCTTGAAGCGGCGCATTTCCATGCCGTCCGCCGTGCGTTCAGTCGTGTAGTCGTTGCCGGTCGCGTAGCCGACGGACACCATCGGACGAATCCCGTCCTCGATGTCCTGGCGGATCTCTTGCGCCTTGGCACCACGCGAGAACTTGATCCAGCCGCGCAGCGTCCGGTCCTCGCCGATGGTGAGATCGGTCACGAGCCCGTACTGGTCCCGCGAGTCGTGCGACAGCAGCAGCGGAATGCCGCGCTGCGCCCACGCCATGTTCACGGCGTCGGGGGAATGGTCGAGCACTTCGGCAAACGATTTGCCCGTCGCCCAGTCCATGCGCTCGACCGGCATCTCGCTTGAGATGGCGACGGGCACACGGCTGTCGCCCGCGGCGCGGTGCTCGAGCGCCCGTTCGTCAATCATCATCGCGCAGGACACGGCCCGCGTTTCGATCACGGTCGTCATGATACGGCCCTCAGTTGGCGCACCGGCACCGCCGGCGCTTCCGTCGGATCGGGGACGGGCGTAGGCACGGCCCCGAGCGTGACGCCCTTGGCGAGGAGATAGGCTTCTTCGGCGGCGCGTTCATCGACGAGCGCGGCGAACGAAAGCCCCTGCTTGTTCGCTTCTCGGGTGCGCGTCGTGAGCCCAAGGCTCAAGAGCACGTCCACCGCGTTGGCATCTTTCAGCGGGTCCACCCACGGCCAGCGGCGCGGGTGCCACACCGACGCGGCGGCGATCGTAGCGGCGGACTGTCCGGGCGCCATCGGAAACGCGCCCGTCATCGGCGCCGTGTCGAGCCAGAGCCGGAACACGGGCGCCACGATCGTCTGGATGAACTGCGCCTGCGCGCCCTGCCACGCATCCCGCTCGACGAGCAGACCGGCGCGCATCGACGAGTAGTTGACGTCCGACAGGTCGCCCGTGAGGCTGGCATACGCGACGTGCAGACCGGCCGAGATCTTCCGCAGCAAGTGACGGGCGAACACGTCGTACTCCTGCGTCGGTTGGCCGGGGTCCAGCATCTTGACGTCCCAGCCCTGCGGCAGCGTCCACCATTCGCCCGGCGCCTGCTCGATCTGCGGCGGCATCCCGTCGCTGTCGATCGGCTGCGCGTCGGCGCCCGGAATCAAGGCGCCCATCTTGGACGCGGTGACGCGGTTGAGCACGACGATGGCTTCGTCTGTCTTCTCGAGGTGCTGCAACAGCAGCATCACTGGCGCGAGCGCGGTCACGCCACGCGACTGCTGCGGCCGCTGGCGATGGCCGAGCACGAGCAGACGGTCGGCCCCGAGGAACCGGTGCGTGCGGCCCCCACTGTCCGACGGGTGCCTCGTGAGCAGATGGTAGCCGACGACGCGGCCCGCTGCGTCGTACTCGATGCCCTGCACGATGCTGCCACCCCGCGCCGTGCGGTCGGTGTTCTGCATCTCGTCGAGCAGGTCAGGGTCGAGCGGCTTCACCCACAGACCCGCCGGCGCGACCTTGGACGGGATCAGCTCGAGGAGCGCCTCGCCCTCGACCTTCCACGTCTCGGCCACCACGCCGCAGACCTCGACCCACGACTGCCCGTCGGGCGTGCAGGACGCGGCCCACTGATACCATGCCGCCTCAATGCTCGCACTCGCCGCCGTGTTCGTCCCGCGAGACGAGGGCACGATCGCTTGCAGCGTAATGCCGTCCGGTCCGATCACGTTGTCGCGCACCAAGGCGCCGTAGCGCGCCACGATCGGGCTGTTCTCGCGCAGCTCGCGGGCGCGGAACCGCAGCACCTTCGCCTGGTATCGGGTCGCCTTGTCGGCGCTCTGCGCCGTGCCGGGCCAATCGGACAGGAGGCGATGCGCCCCCGCGGCTTGGTAGCTGCGCGTCGCCGTCGGCGCGGCACGGAACGCGCCCGTGACCGCACGCCATAAGCGGAGGGGCAGAGGGGCCGTTCTCACGAGGTGAACCCGACGGAGACCTTGCCGAACGCCGAGCCGCCGCGCAGTTCGCGGGCGAGCGCACGGCGCCAGTGCGCTTCCTCGCGGTTCACGTCGGCCAGCGTGTGAAAGGTCACGTTGCGCCCGCCGATCATCATCATCTTCATCTCGCCCGACAGGATGCTTTCGCGAGCGGTGCGGCAGAGGGCCAGCATCCGCTCGGGATAGCTCGTGATATCGCCGCCGGCTGCGGTGCCGAGGTCGGCGGCGACCAGCATGGTGCCCCGATCGAACGTCTCGACGACGGAGGACAGCGTGGCGCGGAGCCGCCACTGGTACAGCGCCGGCGTGAGCGAGGCGGTCTGCACACTGGTCAGCGCAAGCACGTGCGTGTTGCCGCTGGCCGTCGCCGTCGCGGTGAGAACGGTCGGCCCTGCCAGCGCACACGAGATCACCCAGCCCGCGGTGGCGGGATAGTCAGACAGCGACAGCGTCACCGACAGGGAGTCGCCTGCGGTAAGGGTGTCCGGGATGGCCGTCAGCGTCGTGGTCACACTGGCAAAGTCGTCGCCCCCGTCCCGCCGTCCTACGGGTACGCGCCCCCACTACGGCGCAACGGGGGGGAATGCTATGCGGCGCGCTCGGTCGAGACGCGACGCGACCATGGGAGCCGGAAGGCGCGAGGTTTGCGCTTGCCACTCTCGTCGAGGTAGCCGCGCTGCACGAGCACCGTGAGCATCTGCCCGACGGTCGTGTCCCTTAAACGCATTTCGGCCGCCAACGATTCGGCCTTCACCTCCGAGAACCCGGTCATCGTCAGTCGCCTGCGGATATGCCACATCGTGAGGCGGGCGGCGGGGGGCAGCGACACATCGTCGAGGGCTTGTTCAACGGCAAGGCAATACGTCATGGCGCTCCGTGGGTGAGGGTCCTCATCGCATCCATCCGCCCGCCCGACGTGGCAACCAACTGCCCGACGGCTTCGCGGGTGACGGGGTCGGCTTCTCGGCACTCGGCACGACGGGTGTCTGTCGGCCGCCCTCGGCATTCACGCGGTCCACTTCCGCCGCGAGCGACATCACGTGGACCGGCCCGAGCAGCAGCGCGGCGTAGCAGTACGTCTCGCAGTCGGCCACCTCGTTGCGGACGCCTGGCGTGGCTTCCCACTTCCGCTTGCGCGTCCGCTCGTCCACGCGCCGCCGCATCGACAGCAGCTGCGTCACGTAGTCCTCGTCGGCGTGCTGGTTCAAGTGCAGGAAGCCCGGACCCGGCTCGTCCATCGCCAAGCGGCGGTACAGTCGATCCATGATCGCGTGAACGCCGAGGATATACAGGCGCCCCGGCTTGACCTTGGTCGGCTTGGCGGGCACCATCGGCGCCGTGGGGTTGCTCGAGCCCTTGATCGCGTAGACGTGTTGGGCCAAGCGCGGCGCGCAGTACGTGTACACCTGCTTGCTGTGCGTGCCGTCGCCCGAGTCGATGGTGAGCGACCGGATCGCCAGCAGCGTGCCGCTCTCGTGCGTCCAGCGGCGTTGCGTGCGGTAGTCCTCGAGCCGTGCCCACCACTCGGGCTGGCTCGTGTCGCCGCGCAGAATCGCCCGCTCGATCAGCCAGGACGTTTCGCCCACGCCCCACGCTCGCACCACGATCTCGCCGCGGTCGTGCTGCAAGTCGAGCCCCGCGGTCAGCAGCGCCGCCTCGCGGGGGACGTGCCACGTGATCGGCGCCTCGTCGTCCGTGCTGTCGTACCGCGTGGACCGCGCCAGCAGCGTCGACCGGACCGTCTCGGCCGTCTGGTCGCGCCACAGTTCGCCGAGCGTGGTGTTGAAGAACGCCCGCAGCATCTCGGCCCGCATCGCGGGATCGCGTTGCCCGTTCGCGGTCACGAACTCTTGCGCCACTTCTTCCCACAGCGCGAACGCCGCCACGAGCCCGTGGATGTGAAACGACCGCTTGTGCGGCACCCGCGGCTCGGCCGTCTGCGTCCATCGGCCGGCGCGCAGCAGCGCCCCCTTCTCACGCGCCAGCATCAGGTGCTCGCACGCCGCGCACTGGTAGGCGACCGACGACGGGATCACCTTGCCCGCCGTGTCCACGCCCCACTTGAGCCGATCGAAGTGCAGCGTCTGCCAGTGCCCGCAGTCCGAACACGGGATCTCGTAGACCTCCTGTGTCCCCTCGAGGTAGCTCGGCCAGATCAGCGACTCCTCCTGCGAGGTCGGGCTCGACACTTCCACGATCTTGCGGCGCCGCTGGAAGGACCGCGTGCGCGCGCGAGCGATGGCTTTCACGTCGCCTTCCGTGCCGGCCGACCGCGGGTGCCGGTCCCGTTCGTCGAGCAGCACCACCCGCTTCGGGCGCATCGCCAAACCCGAGGGCGCGTTGGCGCCCGTCATGTCGAGCTGCCCGCCGGGGTATGCTTTTGAGAGGATCGTGTTGTTGCTTTCCCGAGACCGAGCGGGCGCCACCAAGGCCGACAGCGCCGCGCAGTCGCGGATCATCGGGGCGACGCGGTCCTTGCTAAAGCTCTCGGCCGTCTCGACCGTCGGCTGTACGCAGAGCATCGGGCTCGGCTCTTGGTGCGTGAAGTAGCCGATCGCGTTGAGGATGAGCTCCGTCTTCGCCGCTTGGCTTGGGGACACGACGACGATCTCCTGCGTCGTCCGGTCGCTCACCGCGTCCATGATCTCGGGCAGGTACGGCACCATGCTGTTCTGCCACGGCCCGTGGTTCGCCGTCGCCTCGGGACTGAGCACGCGGTACTTCTCGGCCCACTGGCTCATCGACAAGCGAGGCAGGGGCCGACAGTGCCGGCGGAATCGTTCGCGGGTGACGCGGTTGAGGGCGTCGCGACCGAGGGCGTGCGTCATGCCGCAGCCTTCACGGGTTCCGGCTCGTCGATCACATCCTCGTCGAATGTGGACAATTCCACCACGATCCGCTCGGCTTCCGTTTCCGCCGCCAGTTCGGCCTCGGTCCCGAGATGCGCCAGGCGCACCGGCATCGCCCGCAGTCGAGCGGTAAGCCGATCGAGCACGCGGCCCAGTGCCGCCTCGTAATCGGCCACGCTTACGACCTCGCCACGCGCTTTCGCCACGTCGATCTCGGCCAGTTCGGCCTCGGCGTTGGCCTTGCGGGTGCGTGCCGTGTCGAGGTCGCCCGGGTTCGCCTCGACCACGGCCTTCTCGGCCTCGCGCTTTCGCAGGTTGATCGCGCAGTCGGGCTGCCGATACTCGACCGCTTTGCGCTGGCGCGTGACGAGCACCGCCGGTTCCTGCGCCCGGATGTACTGGAGCGTGCGGACGGCAAGCCCCGTCTCCTCGGCGAGCTGGTTCAGGGCGATCCAGCGTTCGCTCATGCGGCGCCCGACGGCGAGGCAAGCGCACGGCTTATTGAGAATCCATTCTCTAGTGAATTACGGCCGCGATGCGGTTTCCCCACTGGGCCCCCCATAGCGGAGGACCCAAGCTGTTGGTATGTCATAGCTTACGCCCTGTGAACCCTGCGAGCGCGGCCGCGATGCCCGCCGTCGCGGTGCGGACGAACGTGTCGTCGAGCGACCGCTTCGCCGTCGCGTGGAAGTTCAGCCGAGCGGTCAGTCGGACGCTCGGCACGAGCTTGTACAGCAGGTCGGTGCGCGCCCCGAGCTTGACCCCCTTGACCTTGCCCGCCCGCTTCTCCTTCACGAGAAACGTGCCATTCGGTGTCGTGATCCGTCGGACCTTCGGGTCGGTCCGTAGGGTCGAGAGACGCAGACCCTTGGATACCACGCTCTCGCGTGTTGGCTTGACGGCCGACAAGGGGATCGCGACCGAGCGTCCCGAGATAGGCGCCTTGATGCTGTTCTCCTCGAACTTGGCGAGGATGTTGCGCTCAGGGTTGACCCCATAGGCCGCTCGAGGGCGGGCTTGGGTGGCGAAGTCGTCCCCCTTTCGGAAGATCGTCTTGGTCACGTACTCCGCCCGCCGAAGCGTGAAGCTCTTGGCGAGCGTGCCTTGGACCGCCTTCTGCCCATCATCGGCCAGCTTGTTGAGGGTGAGGACCAAGGCCTTGGGCGCCTTTTGGCCGATCTCTTGGAGCGCCTTCTTGATGGCGTCGTGCCCCGTAATCTTGAGCGTGAGGTTCATGGTGCCCCCGTTGTGTGTGAGATCACGCCGCTACCCTGTTAAAGTTATCCACATCCACCACGAGACGTGCTGGCGTCCCGTCGTCCACCCGCTCGCAGGTCACGCGGGCGACACTCGCGTCGTCTCGGTAGGCAATGCCCCGAAGAAGATCGAGGGCGCCCTTGATCCGGTTGTCCACATCGCCGGACTTTTGTGATCGGTGCCACGTGATGCTCACGGCCAGATCGCCCCGCAGGGGCACCACGTGGCGGAAGAGCAGGTGCGCCGTC